ACCAGTTTTAGGGATTAAATTTTTCAATTGCAAGGACACTAAAAGCATATCGTTTGAATCCTCTTTCCTAAATATGTACTGATTGTTAATAGGCTGCATGTCTTACCTGTAATTTAGTTTTTCTTTTGTTCTTTGTCAAATTGTTTTTCGAGTTGTGAATATTAATGGCAATCCAAAATACATGCCTAGATAAATAATGATATAAATTATTAATAACATTTATAATCCCTTAATAGAAAAAATAGCTGAGCAGTTGCAAAAACAGTCGTGAGCTGGGTTTCCAGTTAATCCCGGAGCTTCTGTTTTTGTTCCGTCCGGTAAAGTAAATATTCCATTCTTATCTGCAACGTGTCCTTTATATCCTTCTTTGCCCATGAGTATATGATCGGGACGTGGTACTTTACGCCCGCCGTTGTGTACCCAAATCTTTTCAAACTCTATACCCAATCTTTCAGCGACGGCACTTGCAGTTTTTATTCCTTCATTTCTGCCGGCCATTTGTGCGCTGTGCATTTGATCATAAGTAATTGCGGTCGCTCTTGTTCTCGTTATATCAAATCTTTCACTAATAGATTTTATTACTTTCGCATAAGATTTACCTTGAGCCAAACCCCCAGCGATTTCTTGACTAGCATTAGCACGAAGATACTTTTCGTTTTCGCTTAGTATGTTTGTAAGTAATTTTGCATTATCGTTTTTAATCAAGTCCGGCCATCGGTTATACCTTAGTACAAAATCTATGCTTTCTTTCGGTACCATTGCAAACGCAAAATCTAGGCCGGTTGCTGTGTTAAATGCCGCACTTGTTAAATCATACGACTGAATTAGACTCCCTTTGATGTTGGAACTCATCGTGTTTAGTTGTACATGTTCCATGCTTGCGATTATTTCTACAATTTGCTTTTCCAGAATATCTAATCGTTTATATTTGCGAAGTTCTGTTATTGTTGGTTTCCCGTTATAATCCTCAAACATCTTGGATAACTTTGCTTTGATTTCTTCTAATGATCTCTTATATCCATTGATTATATTATTTTCTGCAATGGAATATCTTTTGTCAAATAACCCATCGGCTTTTAAGAGTAGTTGATTTAGTTTCTTGTTAGCTTCGTTGTCTGTCATAATTTTTTGCCAAATAAATAATCTGCTTTTCTAAAAAGTTTGTTAATGTTATAACGTGCAATTGTGTGAACCGCTTCCATAAAATCGGGGACTATACTATAAATTAATTGTGGATAATTAATTTCACAAACATACATATCGTTTTTATTGCCAAAGAATATTTTATTTTGTGGGATATATTCGCTAACAAAAATATTATAACCTAAAAGATTATTTGTTTGATGTTTTTCAATAACACCGCAAGTTAAAGAAACTTTTGGATCAATAAGTCGTCCATCCGCATATCTTAAAACTTTGGTCTTAGCAAACAATTCTGTTGTCATTTTAATATCTCATAATTAGTTTGTACTTTGCGATTAGATTTTGACGCTTATTAATTATTGGGATTAGAAACTCTGTGACTTCGTTCAAAAGATTAATTGCATTAACTATTTCATTTATTCTTTCTTCGAACTCTTTTCTTCCTATCCACATAACTATCCCTTGCTATAATAATTTTGGTAATAATTCATCCCGGCATTTATTAGTTTTTCTTTTGTGTCGGGTGTTGGGATTAGTTCTGTTGCTGTAGCGAATTCTTTAATCTCGTTTTCTATCTTTTCACGTAAAGCAAAAAACTCATTTCGAAGCGAATCGGATAATTGATGACTGCCATTAAATATTAATTGTTCGTCCATAATAACAACAAATTCAACTTTAGTCCTCCCATAAACACTATCCAGACTGCCAATCATATCCGCGTTGAGTATGTCGTTTGCTATATTACGAATTAAAACTTTTCTAGAAGTCATATCTATTCCTTTATTAATTCCCAAATACACTTTTTACAAAATTAATTAATTTCTTTTCACCAAAAACTTGGCCTCTTTCGTTTGTATTAATAATGTGATAACGTAAATGAATGGGGTAAATATCTACTATTTTTGGGGATCGTTCATGTTTAATTCTAAATTGATAATCGGTTAATTTTGTTATTCGGAATCCGTGAATTCTGGTAAGACTTTCGATAATATCTTGACGTTTAGGGAGGCGTTTTTCTCTTCTTTGTTGTTGTGCCCTTCTATATTCTTTCCAAAGATTTGAGTTGTCCAATTTATAACCTCTTCTTTAAGTTAGTTATTTTGTTATCCTAAATATATGAGAATGTTTTTCAATGTTCAAATATTATTTTACGCGGTTGCGCCGTCTTTATTCATCATGTTGTTCTTTGGTTCACCTAAATTATTGTAACGCTCACCCGTATAATCTTTGCCCACAACATTACCCTCAGCATCATAATCATTTGAGTCTGATACACTATCTAGTTTAATGCGATTGTTTTCAATATCTCTTTCTTTCTCCGCTTCTTGACGGGCTAATTCGTCATTTACATTATCAACTCGTGGATCAAGCTCTAGCATTCGTTGTTTGCTTAACCAAGTCGTTTGTGCAAGCCCTTCAATAATTTCCGGCTCGTTTACTACTGAGGCTCTGTTAAACGTGAACACAACTTGTTTATAATCATAGGTTGTATGATCTCTATCGTTAATGAACTTAACAACAAACCACATAAATTCAGATAGTGCTTTTTTCATTTTGATAATCAACGAATCACATTTAGAATAAAGTCCGGCGTAAAGTATCTGCAAAGCTCTACCAGACAAATTTCCGTAATCTGTTTTTTCAGTGTCGACACCTTGACCGAAACGATAAATTGCTTTGCTCGTTATGTCAAGAAACTTTTCGATTGCATCTGTAGGAATTTCATTTTTTAAGTTTGTTACGTCTCCATCACCCTCTACAAATGCAACTTTTTTAGCTTTAATATTCTTTAGAAAGAAACCAACTTGGCTTAATCCTTGTCTTTCCGTTTCATTCATTCCACTCATGTTCTTAACAATGTAAATCAACTCTTGAAAGTCCTCTAAGTCATTACACAAACCGGAATATACTTTATCATAAGCATCAATCAAAGGTTTAATCGGGGTAAGATCACCCGACCATTCGGAATTATTTGGTATGTAAACAAATGGCGGTTTGCCCCATCCGTTAGGTTCTTTTGTCCCCAATGTTTTATTTGTATCGTACCAATGGAACGTAGGATTGTCTGTATATCCAGTATCTCTTAACCAAGTATTATCAACTTGTTGCTCCCAATATGTTATCTGCATTCCATCCCACCATTCAACTTTATATCTGTCAACTAACTGATTTGTTTTTTCATCCATTGCTTGATATTGGTAATAACGAATAACAGAAATTAATTGATCTTGATATTGCATGTCAAAGAACGGAATTATTCCAACGGCGGGAGTAATCACGTATTGAAATTTTGCTTCATTATCTATGTATGGATGAATAAATTCAACTCCGGCATTACTAGCACCTATTACAACATCGCTTATAATATCATCGAATTTATCTCCAAGTTCTGCAAGTAACTTCGTTTGGAAATCGCTCGCTTGCTGCATTGCTTTTTTTTCATTCGGTGTAGGATTCTTTTCGTCTTGTACGTCAACCTCTGCAATACTTATGCTTATCGGTTTGCCTACAATGTTATCACGTTTCTGTATCTTAAGAAGTCTATCAAAAGGATTAGGAACTAAATTATTTGCTCGTGTCGTGTTTATTTGAGGCTTGCCTTCCTCAATGTAATCGTAATTCAAATGATTCAAATAATCATGTTGACCTTGATAGTATCTTGTTCCCGTTCGCATATCTTGTTTTCGCTTTGATGCTATATCGTCATCAATCAGATTTGAAAACATCTGAGAATCATTTCTAATTTTACCGGCAAGTATTTTTAAGTTTGCCTGATCGGTTGCGCTATAATACATAACTTTCTCTCTCTATAAAATTTTGTTAAAAGTGGACACCAGATTTTTTCATATCTCTCTCTAGAGCATAACGCGTCATGTCAATTGCATCGTTCTCAATATCTTCTAATTCCGCCTTTGTATTACCATCTCTATCAACTTTATAATCTATATCCTCAAATTGTTTAGCAGCACCAGGGCATCTAACCGGATCAATAATAATTTCAGATAAATCATTCAACCATTTTTCACCATATTCAACTGAACCAGCTCCTTTGACCGCTCCTGTTATATTTAGTCCATGTTCTTTCATCTCTGCAATAGATTTTGGTTCCGCACAATCAGCAATGATTGAATCATTCCCGTATTTCTTAACTTTTATTTTCTCGGCTGCTATTCGATTAGATAATTGCACTCCAAAAACTTCATCAAATAAATATAGTTTTGTTTTCTTCCTATCATAATGGAATCGTCCAAAACTAAACGGATGGGTTGCATATCCCCAATCAATACCTTGTCTAATATTATCAAATGCCTTTATTTCATCATCTGTTATTGTTCTAAAAACTAAATTTTCAAATGGTACTATCCCGCCGCCTGTTGGTTGACCTAAATAAAGCCAATTATATTTCTTAATATTTGTTTCTTTTAAGATTTCAATTTCTTGTAATGTTTGTTCTGATAAATATTTGTTGCAAGTATAATCTGAATGATGAATGTAAATGTTCTTAGGAATAAACTGAGTCTCAAATTTTTTATTCACCCAATTTTGTTTACGTTTTGGCGGATTGTATGAGTAAAGAATTCTATATTTCATTCCGTCCGGTAATTGTTCTCTCAAAATAGAATCTATAATCGTTTGGATTTCTTCTTCGGTCTTAAATTCAGCAAGTTCCTCAATCCATAAAATAGTTATCGGGAATTCAGCCGTAACAATAGACTTCATTTTTACAGTGTCATCTGCCCCATGAAAAATTATCTTATTGCCGCGTTTTTTGTATATTATTTCAAGCGGTGATTTTCTGAATATAAATTCGTCTTGTATCCCTAAAAAGATTGTAGCTTTTTTAAGTTGTTCATAGGCAGATTTTTCAATTGTGTTCCCTACTTTCCGCATGGCTAAAATATTAATAGGAAATTCAACAAGTAACAAAATACAAGCTATTGATATAGTAGTTGACTTAGATGAGTTACGTCCTCCTTTCGCCACGAAGAAAGTTTTATCTTCGTTATTAAACTTCCCAGTCTTGATAACTTTCCAAAACTCATGAAACGCCGGTAAAATTATTTCTGATAATTTAATTTCTGTCATTATATAATATCATCGTGAATAAGTTTTACGCCTTCGTGAGTTATTACTTCGCTTTGATCTTTCCAACCAGCTATGTTTTTTAACGCAAATATTGGCATCGAACTCTTAACGGTTAGACCCAACTTAAATAAAATGCTTTCTTGTTTCATGTTGCATAATGAATAAATATATTTGAAATATTCATTGTTCTTTTCAAATTCACTAAGCCGTTGTCTATTGATCCCTTTCGATATGCAAAAATCCCTCAACCAAATTTTGTTTTTACCGGTTTCATCTGCTGTATTGAACCAATCCATCAATTCATCGGCAAGTGCTTTGATCTCATCAATTTCCCATTTCTTATTAAAAACATGCTCTAATTTGCCGATATAGATATTTTGACCCGTTCTTTTTTTAGAGTCCGACTTCCCCTTTCCTTCTTTCTTGTTAGTTTGTTTCATAAATTATTTTATTTTATCTAAAATATTTTCTTTTATGTTCTTTGCTATATAATACATCATTTTAGGCATTACTGCATTTCCTATTCTTGCCCATTGTTCAATAAACGTTCCATTAAGTTTATAATTATCAGGGAATGAACTTAATCTTTTAATTTCCGAAATAGTTAATTTTCTGTTTTCTGAATAATGTAATAATCCATCACTACTTGCTGAATGATTAACGGTTTTACTTATAGTCCAACAAGGTTTATTTTTATTAATTCTTCTTAAAGTAAAACCGGAACCGTTTGGAGAAAATTTATCATAACAATCATCCATTTTCATTTTACATATTCTTGGAAAGATTATAGAATCTTTAATATGGTTAACCCATTCAAGTTCCCATCGTTCATTAATTATATCATTTAATGCTTCTCCAGATGTAATTACATTTTTCATTGGTTCCGGAAAACTCGGTTCTATATTCAAATCATTTCTTACACCTATAAAGATCAATCTCTCTCTACTTTGTGGCACTTCATACCACATTGCATTCATTAATTTTACTTTTACATTATAGTCGATATTTTTTAAGGTTTGTAATATTTCATTGAACTTCCCTTTATAGCCACCCTTCATCATTCCAGAAACATTTTCCATTACAAAAATTTTAGGTTTTAATCCTTCGATAAGTCTGGCAAATTCTTTGAATAAATCATTGCGGTTATCATTTAGATTTCGTTTGCCGGCAGTTGAAAATCCTTGACATGGAGGAGATCCATCTAAAATATCAAGTTCACCTTTTTGAAGGTTGCACTGTTTTAATATCTCTATTGGTTGCACTGTTTTAATATTTCGTTCCCAAACTATTAAATCGGGAAAGTTTGCTTTTAATGTTTCACATGAATTTTTATCAAAATCTATTGCCAATAATTCATTAAACCCTGCCCACAAATAACCCAGTGACGAACCACCACCTCCAGCAAAGGTTGATATTATTGTAGGTTTCACCATTTATACCCACATTGGGGACATTCATGTTCCGTCTTTAACCCATCCTCTCCAATTTCTTTTTCTTTATTCACCGGATTATAATCCAGATTAAAATCTTTTTCTTCGAATCCCCAATTCAATAAATCTTCAAAATTAAATTCGTTTGCAAGCAAATCAAAATTCCATTCACCACCAATATTTTTATTTAATCTTACGTTTAATTCCTCAAATTGTTTGTCAGTTAATTTCTTTTCTGGTAGATAACAATCTACTTCTTTTATCCCAAGTTCTTCTAAAATCTTTTTTCGTCCATGACCCCCGCAAACTGTTAAATCACTATTAACAACAAGAGGTTCCGCAATGCCAAACTTTTCAATAGACTTTTTTAAGTCCTTCATTCCTTTTTCTGTTAAATTACGTGGGTTTTTAGCCCACTCTTTTAACTCGGAAACTTTTATTTTCTTTAGACGCCAGTTCATATTTTTCTACTTAGATGCTATTTTTTATAATCTATCTGAAAATAAGCAAAATATTTGATTACGTCAATTTAATATTTAAGGATGATATGAAAAAAAGGCATTACAAAAAAAAGCTCAAAAAACAGCATAAAACGAATATGAAAATTATTTTTATT